CGGTAAGATGGAAGAACAAGGCATCACAGCTCTGGATGACTGGTTCAGCTACAATCCTAATGTAGACATTGACCAAGCCAATAGACCAAGATGCTACATTCACGAGGACTGCGGTAATCTTATCGATAGCCTCATTAACTACAATGCAGGTGGCAAGCCAGAGGAAGCCCTGAAGGATTTCTTTGACGTTATACGCTATTTGCGGATGTCAAACGGTGGAGAAGGTCCTGACTTTCTTTCATCTAATGATATGATCACTACTAAACCCCGCAAGGGAGGATACTAATGCCAAAGAAAAGATTAATAAAAATTGCAGAAGAACAAGAAGTTGAGTTCGATGAAGCGTTCAAGATAGCAACTGAAAAACTTCCGAGTGGATCAGTAACTGGTAAAGGGCGAAATACTTGGGTAACCGAGGAGGGCGCAAAGATCCTAGAGGACTCATTTATGATTGATGAGATTATCCCTAAGCACTTTACGGGAACTGTTATCGCGGAATGCCCTAACCCAAAATACAATGTTGTCTTCAGCAAAGAAATCGGGAAGAGAGCCAACGTGTTACTTCCACGGAAGTGGCAAGGTAAACTTTTAAAAAAGGTAATTACCTTTGAGGCTATTGAGGATACTAAGGGTGTCAGTTACCGTTATGTCGGAAAGTAAAAACATAACCCTAGATAGGGATTGGTGCAGGGAGCAATCCGACAGATTAGCTAGCTGGGAAATCCTTCGCAGGTATGTGCTACACGAAAGTGGCGTATCAATGACAAATGGTGACCTATGTGATACAATAGGCGTATCATCGACTTACACTGTCCGATTGCTTAAATCTATACAAAAACGCCTCGCAGAAGAAAATGCTGAATGAATCAATCTCCGAGTCCTTGACTTACGTCCAGGACGAACCCGACATCAAGACTCTCCGCTACGCTTACGACCAGACCGTAAATGAGCTTGATGCTTACTTTGACTTATGCCGTACTAGTTACGATGACCGTCGCAACTGGTGGCCTGGCAAAAGCCGCGACCACCGTAAGCACGGGGCTGATGCTTTTCCGTGGGAAGGTGCATCCGATATGGAGTGCCACTTAATTGATGAGCGCATTACTCGGTTAGTATCATTATTTATGGCATCGTTAAATCGAGCCAATGTACGAGCATTCCCAGTAGAAAGTGGTGATATTGGTCGTAGTCGAATTGTATCTGGTTTCTTGAAGTGGATGGTAAGTTCGGGATATATTCCACGCTTCTATCGCGAAATGGAACTCGGTGCTAACTATTTGCTTGAGCGGGGTATACTGATCACGTATGTCGGATGGCATCGTGAGGATCGACGGTTCCTACAGGAACTGGACATTAACCAGATTGCACAGGTCAGCCCGGAAGTAGCAGTTGCTATTCAGGACGGGAATGATGACGATGAGTTAATTGCCCTGCTACAAGCTACCTTTGATGGAACAACTAAGAAGCGAGCAAGGAAGGCACTTAAATCCTTACGCAAGGATGGTATCGCAGAACTTCCAGTTGTACGCCGACAAGTCAATGCACCAGAGGTTAAGACACTAGCACCTGACGGTGATTTCTTTTTCCCTCCGTACGTAACTGATCCACAGCGTTCACCTTACTGCTTCTGGAGAACTTACTATACACCGCAAGAATTAGAAAATAAAGTTACAACAGATGGATGGGACCAGGACTTCGTTGACCACGTCATTGCAAAATATCGAGGCGTTAATATTGATTCAATTGAACGCGAGCAAGAAGGTCGTCGCAGTATTAGCCTTACTGACACTGCTTATGAAGCCAATGAACTCATTGAGATCTGCTATGGATACCAGAGACTAATTGATCAAGAGGATGGTGCTGAGGGCATTTACTGCACAGTATTCCATCGCGAGTTCAGTGGTGATGAAATGACACCTGGGTACGCTAAGTATGAATTACTTAATGGCTACGAGGACTATCCAGTTGTAGTAACAAAACTATCGGAGGACAGCAAGCGACTATATGACACAGCTACTGTTCCTTCTCTACTGCGTGGTTTACAGAATCAAGTCAAGATTGAACGTGATTCTCGTACTGATCGCAATAGCTTATCTACTTTACCTCCTATCCTGCACCCCGTTGGTCAAGCACCTACTGATTGGGGTCCAGGTCGTATGATTCCTTATCGCCGTAAAGGGGACTTGGACTTCGCTCCTACACCTCCACCTCCTACCGGCTCAATTGAAATGGAGTCAACATTGCTTGACCTAGCTGACCGATTAGTTGGATTAGATGACGAGGGAGCAATCAGCCAGATTCGCCAGCAGTTCCTTGTTGATAAGTTCCTTAGCCACACAGCAGAGGTTCTGCGTATGGCATTTAAGTGCTTCCAACGCTTTGGACCCGATGAAATCTTCTTCCGTGTTACTGGAGTCCCAGACCCTCAGACGTTTGACAAGGGTAGTGCTGAAGAAAACTTCGACATTATGATTAACTTCGATGTGCAGAATACTGATCCTCAGACAGTGGAGGCAAAGACTCAGCAGTTCGTAGCACTCAATCAGTTGAACTCAAACAACCGTCTTAATGTAGATGCCCTATTGGATGTCATCGCAACTAGCATTGACCCAGTAATGGCTGATGCAATTCTACAGCCAGTTGAGACAGCGCAGGAAGAAGTGGTCAAACAGGTCACTGATGACTTAGCTAAGATCTTTGCGGGCATCGAAATGCCAGCACGTCCAGCGGGAGCACAGATTGCACTACAGGTAATCCAGCAGTACACCCAGCAGCCAGACGTTGCACAACGGGCTCAGACTGATCAAGCCTTTGCCGCTCGACTACAGAAGTACGCAGGTCAATATACCTTCCAGATGCAGCAAGCACAGAATGCTCAGATTGGTCGAGTAGGTACAGCACCTGCACAGATGGGTGAAATTGATACACAAAACCTATAAACTTGGACTTGCTGGGCTTCTGTTGTTGATAACACAGATAGCCCCAGTGAACCTTACTGCAAATATGACACCTGACGAATACGCAAACCAACGAGCAAAGAACCTACGAGCACAGGAATACTATAATATGATTGCCCTCAATGAGGGGGTCAAACCACAAGTATACAAGGATAGCAAGGGTCACAGGACCATTGGTATTGGATTTAACCTAGAGGATGCAGGGAATCGAAAGATCCTAAAGAAAGAGGGCATTGATATTAATGAACTATTTAAGGGCAAAGAATTAAACGAACAGGAAATAAAAACTCTGTACAATCACAGTTTAACTCAAGCATTTAACGATGCTCAAAAGTTTGATAAGAACTTTGCTAAGCGACCTGAGCCAGTAAAGAAGGCAATTGTCGATATGTCATTTAACCTTGGCCTTACTAAACTCAATAAGTTTAAGAAAATGCGTGAAGGTCTCGAAGCCAATGACTACAGCACCGCAGCGGATGAAATGGTTGATAGCGAATGGTTCAAGCAAATAAAGTCCCGTGGTCCTCGTACAGTAGGTTTAATGCGTTCAGCAGCTCAATAATATGAATATTCAAGACGACATCAATAGCTTGCACAGCTATGAATCCTTTGCTCGGTTTATTAAGATGGTTCACGAACTCCGGGAGGAGACCATCAGTGAGATGCACGAAGCATCCAGTGAGACCATCCAACAGATTTCTGGTAGAATTATTACGTACGATCAGATCCTTCAAATGTCAGGTTGGGATAAACTCCAACTAAAGCATTCGGATCGAATGTAATACGTATGTTATAATGCGACCATCGCCCTCGCTCGGCGTTAATGAGTGGTAATAATATGACAGACGAAATCGAAACTGCTAACGCTGAGGCAGACCAAAGTTCAGTGGACAATAATAACTTATCCGTTGAGGATTTTGCAATGCGGAGGATCGGGCAACTGACCCCTGAGGCTGAGGAGCCAAAGGAGGAAGAGGCTGGAGAAACCGAGGAGCAGGAAACCGATGAAGTAACTGAGGAGGAAACTGATGAATCAGTTGAGACCGAGGAAGCTACTGAGGAGACCGAGGAATCCGACAATGTTCTTTCACAGTTGGACTTGGACGATATGTCCGAGGAGGATTTGCGGGAACTAGCTGACAAGCTAGGTAGCCGTGCTGTAGCTCGATTCGGTGAATTGACTGCTAAGCGCAAAGCTGCCGAAGAACGTCTAGCTAGTCTAGAAGCTAAACTCAAGGAAAAACCTAACCCACTCGAAACAAAGAAGGTCGAAAATAACCCCTACAGTAACCTCGATTCTGTCGAGAAGTTGCAGGCTAAAGCCGGGGAAGTCGATCAAGTTGTTGAGTGGGCTGAGGATATTCTGTTTGAGAGTGATGGCTATTCCGCTGATGACATAGTAACCGAAATCGAAGGTAAGGAGTGGACAAAGAAGGATGTGCGACAGGCTTTATTAAAAGCCCGTAAAGCTCAGAAAACTTTTCTCCCCGATCAACTCAAGAAGGTTCAGGCACAAATCGAAGGGGAGCAGCTTGCTGATTCTTTCTCGGAACGTGCTAGAAAAGAACTGACCTGGTTGGAAGGAGAGGACAACGACTTACGAAAACAATTTGAAGCCACTGTAGGTGATGAACGTTTTAAGCAACTCAAAAAGGTTGTTAAGCGGGAAGCACCAGAGGTAGCCGCACAATTGGATTATTGGTTCGCTCACGCTACTAACAGTATTTACGGACGTAAGCCCGTAACTGAGCGTAAGACATCAGCAGTATTAAATCCTCCGAAATCAGCCAGTCCATCTGCATCCAAACCCGAAAAGGGAATGGGAAGAACAGCCAAGGCCCTAAAAGAATTAGAGGCTCGGTTTAAGGAAACGGGTAGCGCAAACGATTTCGCTAATCTCAGAAAACTCAAAATGGCATCACGCCGCTAATCTATTCATTAACAACTATAAATACATAAAATATTATGGCTCAA